CATATTTGCTAACAAGTCAGCGTGAACTTGTTGAAAAATTCGGTGTACCTGACTTTACAGTTGTAGATGGAACACCAGTACACGGTTCGGAAGTAAATGAATACGGTTTATTGGCCGCATACAGCTTTTTAGGCTTGGCCAACCGCACTTATGTTCTACGTGCAGACATTGATCTGGCACAATTAGAATCAAGTGTACATGAGCCAGCAGGTGAACCAGCAAACGGTACATACTGGTTAGATTTAACAAATACAGTTTGGGGTCTTAAAGAATGGGATGGCAGTAAGTGGGCCGCCCAAGAAATCCTAATCCCTTCTCAAAACGATGTTGGTATGGATCAAGTTCCTTTTGCTTCATACGGAGCAGACGGCCAATATGCAATCGTATTGTATTCTGGTACACAAGGTTTGCCGCTTAATACATTGTTTAAGAAAATCAGCGGCGCATGGTATGAGGTTAATACTACATTAAACATTGGCGTTTATGTTGAACCTCATTACAAGTTAGGTACTAACGTTCCTTCCGCAGGTAACCTAGGTGATGTATGGGTACAAACAACAAGCCCTAACAATGGCTTGAAGATGGTTGTTAAGAAGTATAACAAAACTAGCAGTCAGTGGATTACTCAAAGTGTACCACAGTACAGCAGTGACTCGGCCGCAACAGCAGGATACGCCGGCGCATTAACAACAAACGATATGTATGTAAGACTAGTAGCTGGTACTAGATTGTCTTATGAATTGAGAATTTACAATGGTTCTAGCTGGGTAGGCCTTGAAAGTGCAAATACATACGAAGCACGTATGTTAGCACCTGTTGGTCCAACACCAGACGGTACTTTATGGTATAACTCTAATCTAACTGCTGACTTATACATTAAGTCAAACGGCGGTTGGATGCCAGTTGAATCAACAGTTACTATCGATGCATCTCAGCCAACCGGTGCTAGCGCCGGCGATATTTGGGTAAGCACAGTAGATATCGAAGAATATCCAAGAATTTTTGAATATGATGGCGGTATGTGGGTTGAGCGTGATACAGCAGATCAAACAACACCTAATGGTGTTTTATTTGCCGACTTGACAACTATTCCTGCAGATACAACCAACAATGGCGGCGCAAGTCCAGTGGACGAAGAAGCACCAGATCCAGAGTTTTATCCTGAAGGCATGTTGCTATGGAACAGTATTGTTTCTACAGGTAACGTAAAGCGTTATAATGCCGCTACAGGCGTATGGAACACATACAGCGGTAACTATGATAGCGGCCCTAAAGCAGGCGCACCGTACATGTTGCGTAAAGCACAACGTCGTGCAGTTGTTAAAGCAATGCAAGCCGCTGTAACCAATAACACAAAGATCCGTGAAGAAACAACTTACTTTACATTGATTGCGGCTCCTGGTTATCCTGAACTAGTAGACGAGATGGTTGCATTAAACGTAGACCGTAAAGAAACAGGCTTTGTTATTGTTGATACTCCGTTGCGTTTAGCTCCAAATGCTCAAGGTATTATCGACTGGGCAACAGGCGTTAACGCAGGAACAAACGGCGAAGACGGCTTAACTAGCGCACCAAGTACTTGTGCCGCTTACTATCCAAGCGCATTAACAACAGACTTGAGCGGCAACGATGTTGTTGTTCCTGCAAGCCATGTTGTTTTAAGAACAATGGCATATAACGACCAAGTTAGCTATCCATGGTTTGCACCAGCTGGTTTAACTCGCGGTGTTATTACTAATGCCAGCAACGTTGGTTACGTTAACAGCGAAGGAGAATTTATTCCTGTAGCATTAACTGGTGGCCAGCGTGATACACTATATGCAAACAGAATTAATCCAATGGCTAATTTCCCAGGCCAAGGTTTATATGTATTCGGTCAAAAGACTTTACAATATGCGGCAACCGCACTTGATAGAGTTAACGTTGGCCGCTTATTAGCTTATTTGCGTGAACGTTTTGATCCGTTAGCTCGTCCGTTTATCTTCGAACCTAACGACAAAATCACACGTACTAATGCTAAGGCTGTATTCGATGCATTCTTAGCAGATATGATTGCCAAGAGAGCGATTTACGACTATATTGTTGTTTGCGATGAAACAAACAATACTCTTGCCCGTATTGACAAGAACGAACTATGGATTGACGTTGCTATTGAACCAACAAAAGCCGCAGAGTTTATCTACATTCCAATTCGCGTTGTTAACACTGGTGATTTAGGGTCGACCAACTAATAGCTAAATAATAACAGTCCAAGGAGAAAACACATGGCAGATTTAACACAATTTGGCGTCCCAACAGATTCAGGTTCATCCATTGTGATGCCAAAGCTACAGTACAGATTCCGTGTCAAAATGATTGGTTTTGGCACAGAAGCAAGTAGTAATGACTTTACACAGAACGTGATCAGCGTAACTCGTCCAAGTTTAACACATGATGAAATTACTATCGATGCTTATAACAGCCGCGCATACGTGGCTGGTAAGCACACATGGGAACCAATTACTATTACATTAAGAGATGACATCAACAATAATGTAAATAGACACGTTGCCGCCCAGCTACAAAAACAACTTAACCACGGTTTGCAAAGTGCTCCTGCAACAGCAAGTCAGTACAAGTTTGGTATTTTAGTTGAACAGCTAGACGGCGCACAACCTGCAACAGTAATTGAGACATGGAGTTTGAATGGTTGCTTCATTCAGAACGTAAACTACGGTGAAAATAACTATGCTACCAGCGATGTTATGCAAGTAACACTACAGATTCGTTTTGATGCCGCAGATATTCACAATGCAGAATTAGGCGGTGATGGTGAACAAGGTGCATTATCTAATGGTGTACTAGGCGCATCTCCAATCTTATCAGGTCTAGGTTCTAACGCATTGAGAGGTTAATAGGTTAAGCTATGGCAGCTATAACCGACGCAATGCAATGGTCAGGGTCTCCGGGCGAACAGTTGATTCGCCCGAAGTACCTATTTGATGTTACATTTTATTCCAAGACAAATACAGCATTACAAGATCAAGCAAAAATGACAGTCAAGGCTCTTCGAACAATCGAATTGCCTCGATTCAGTGTGGAAACAGAAGTTATTAATGCTTGGAACGTTAGACAGTTAGTTCCAACAAAAATTCAATACGATCCTATATCTATTACTTTTACAGATACTACAGATAACAAGTTTCAAACTTTCTTAGGCACATACCTTAGTGAGATTTCTAATAATTTTAGTTCTGCTCAGGTTGAAACAAGTATGAAAGCTAGTATGAGAACCAGTTTAGATGGATTCGGTTTAAAAGTAAGACCTGACATGGGCGATACTGTATTTGAAAAGATTGAAATTATAAAATTTTATAATGATAAAACCAGCGTAGTAACATTGTGGCGTCCGAAGATTGTTGATGTACAACACGACACATTAGACTACAACGCAAGCGAAGCAGTTACGTGGACAATTAGCCTTCGCTACGAAGCTATCACTTATTCTACAGAAAATCCAGTTGCAGGCTCAACACCAGCTGGTGCAAGAGACAAAAGAACGCAAGAACAAATAGATTATTCTAAGAGCTTAGGAGACTTCTATGGCTAATGTATCGCTAGAGACAAATTTGTTTGATGTTGTATACGGAAAGTTACTTAGTAAAAACATTACACCTTCAGCGGCCAAACAGCTGGCTAAGATGATAGTAACTATCAGTAAAGAAGCTAAAATATCTACAGATGACTTGTTGAAGAATGTAACTACTAGCGGCATTAGATTTGATGTTAACATTTACAATGCTTTAAACAAAGTACGTACCAACAGCAGTCAAATAGGTTACGTTGATATCGGCAATGTTGCGCCAGCAATTCGAGGTCAAATTGTAAAATAAGTTAAATATTAATTACGCAATAAGGAACATGATATGCCATTAATTTTAAGAAGAAACACAGACAGGAATTCTTCTAATTTTTATACTGAACAAGCATTAGATAACAATTTTGTTTTCTTAGAGTCGGCTATACAACAAGAGTCGACGATACGAGAAAATGCCGATGCAGACTTGCAGGAAAAAATTGATAGAATTAAACAAATTTCTAATTACGAAAATACTATTTTATTCTTAGACTTTGAAAGCCCTTTTTTAGGTAGGAATAAGGGCTGTCTACCAATAAACGGCGACGTTACTATGGTAAACTACAGAACTTCATACAGTAACAGTGGTCTACTACCACAAACATTACAAGAATGCATAGATAATTCATCACTATATGGTACAAGAAGTTGGTGTGGTGGAATAGCTAGTTATTATGACAGTCAGGTTGATTGGTCACTATTCACTGAGGAATTTATTTTTAAATTTAATTTTGAACCAGGAACTCATTATAAAGAAACATTTTTTGGTATACAACCGGTTTTAATAAGTAGCTGGCAACCTGGTATGAAAAGAACACGAATAGGACTGGCATTCTTTAATAATAATTGGTGGGTTGCTGGTACTGAAGGAAATAAGGAAAGTTATGATGAGGAATATTATAATGTAACCAACATCATGCCTCCTGTTGCCAAAGATACATGGTACCATTATGCATATCAAAA